GGCCCTATTTTTTTGGTTGACAAAAATGAACTTTTCTGCTATACTGTAGTTACAGTAATTAGAAAGGAGTTCAAAATGGCAGAAGTCCGGCTCAATGGTCCTCTATTCAAAGTTACAATGACTGAATATGAGCGTGGGTGGGGTCAACGCCTTATGGGTGAAAAGTTCTTCGACAATGAAGAAGAAGCCCGTAAGTTCTGCGAAGAGTATTTCAGTGGTAGCCCCGACTGCTACTACAGAGCAGAATATAGAAAGGTAAATTAATATGCCATGGATTCAAAACGTTGCGTTGAGCGACATTAAAAAAGGATTTCATATTAACCCAGGCGACAATGCCATGCTGATTCAGATTGTAGATCCGCCTGGCGACTTTCCTACTCCAAAGTACTCTTTTAAAGAAGTGCATCAGTTTCAATTTTTGGACATTGAAGAAAAAGACTTTGCATTGGAAGAAAGTATGCGTTGCAGTCACGAGCAAGCGGCGGAGTTAGTTCGTTTGTTACAACATGCATTGGCTAATCGCATGAATGTAATTGTGCATTGTGTAGCAGGAGTGTGCCGTAGTGGTGCAGTCTGTGAAGTTGGTGTTATGCTAGGTTTTGATGACACCGAAGCATTTCGCAGTCCTAACTTGTTAGTCAAGCATCGTATGATGAAAGCACTGGGCTGGACCTACGATGAAAACGAGCCGCACACTATCAACGGTGTGCAATTTGAATATGATGAACTAGGCAACAAAAAGATTTGGGTGCCACTACAGAGAGAAGGGGATATTTGATGTATTTGCATCGAGATGATTTGAAAAAAATGTTGTCTATACTGGAAAAATTTCCAGAAGTTGAAACTGTTGAAGTTAAACAGGACAATAGTTCTGGTATTGGTTCACACACTACGATGATCTTTGACACTGTAATGAATGAAACATCGGGCAGTTTTGAAATTGTAATTTCTAGTGTGGAGAACTGGTGATGCCCAAATGTTATCAGCTAGTCGGTGTTCCGGCTTCGGGTAAAACAACATGGATTGATTCTCAAATTTGGTCTATACCATGTGCTAAAATTAGCACAGACAAATGGGTGGAAATTTATGCAAGGGAAGTGGGAAAAACTTACTCTGAAGTTTTTACTGATTTTATGCCTACTGCTGTGGATCTAATGGCCAAGGAAGTTATTATGGCTCAAGAAATAGGTCGTGATATTATTTGGGATCAAACATCGACTACAATAAAGAGTCGTGCTAAGAAGTTTACTATGTTACCCGACTATGAACATATTGCTGTGGTGTTCAAGACCCCTGAGCACAAAGAACTTATGCGTCGATTGATAAGTCGGCCTGGTAAAGAAATTCCCGAGCATGTTATTGCCAGCATGATTGCTAGTTGGGAAGAACCTACTAAAGAAGAAGGCTTTAAGGAAATTTGGTATGCCTAAAGAGACCCCAGAACATCGGGATCTATTAGGACGTTTGCTTAACATAGGAGATTGTGTTGCATATCCGTCTAGTAATGCTTTGATTATCGGTGTAGTCAAAAAGCTTAATCCAAAAATGATTGGTGTCGAAAGATTAGGAAAAAAAGGTTGGGGACCTAGTAATAAATACCCTAATGATTTAGTATTACTAGATGGCCCTGAAGTAACCATGTATCTTATCAAACATTCTGGTTGACTAGAATTTACCAAAATGTTATAATATCACTTTAAAGAAAGGAGTACGGTATGGCTTACAATAATGGAAACCCGTATGACCAAGAAGCAGAATATGCTAAGAAGTCTATGGCAGAATTGATTGCTATCCGTACTCAGTTTGAGCTGGCAGTAATCAATCACCCCAAAGGCCCTAAGATGTTTAACGAACATCTCGAATGGGTCAAGATGAAAATTGCAGAAAGAATTGGAAGGAAATAATATGCCAAGTGTATTTTTAGTCAGCGACACGCACTTTGGTCATACGGGTGTTTGCCGCTTCACACGTAACGATGGTGTTACAAAGTTGCGCCCATGGGATAGTCCTGAGGAGATGGACGAAGCTATGATCAAGGCTTGGAACGAGCGAGTCAAGCCCACGGACAAGGTCTACCACTTAGGTGACGTTGTCATTAATCGCAAGGCATTATCTACGTTAGCCCGGTTGAACGGTGACAAGGTATTGATCCGTGGTAATCACGACATTTTCCGTGATGACGAATATAGGCAGTACTTTAGAGAGTTGCGAGCATACCATGTTATGAACGGAATGATCTTAAGCCATATCCCGTTGCACAGTGACAGCATGGGTCGTTTTGGTGTTAACATTCACGGTCACACTCATGCTAACCGCGTGAAGAAGGCGCGAGGCGTTGATGCTAGGACTGGCGAAATCTTGTACAGTGATGTAAACGATGTTTGTGTATGTGTAGAACAAACTCCCGACTTTGCTCCTATCTTATTTGAAGATGTGTTAAAACGCATTAAAGAAGAGGGCGGCGAAATTGGATTTAAAAACGGAAACGGACCTACAATGTAAAATAGACCCTTCGGGGTCTATTTTTTTGACTAAAATAACATAAAACTAAATACATTGCAACGCCGAAAATTTCGACGTCGGATCAAATTGACGCTTGAAGTAGTGACTTCTTTACTGACATAGCTATGCTCAGAACGCCAACCGTGTGTAGATATTAATTCTACTAGCAACTATAATCACTAACATAATCTAATTATGACTAAATTATTATTTTTAGGGACAAATTATAATTTATCTTTGTTCGCAGAAACGGCAGAAAACATGGGAATCACTGTCGCAGGTGTATTAGATGATAATTATTTTGGAAATACAGATTTTATGAGTGGTGTACCATTGGTCGGAAGTGAGGAAAATTTTAATTTTGAACTTGAACGAGACAATTACTTATTTTTTGTTAGTGCATCGGTGGTGCCTGTTAATCTTAAAGACAAAGTTAAAAGAAGAAAAATGATCAACTTGGTGGATAAATTTAACCTCAATTTAGCAACTCTAACTAATAAATTTTGTGAAATAAGTAAAGGTGCAATTCTTCATCCTGGATGTTATGTTGGATTTTGTGGCGGGGTTGGGTATCAAACGATATTAATGCCACATAGTCAAGTACACACATATTCTGCGTTAGCGCACGATTGTGTACTAGGGAAAAACAGTGTGGTTGAAAGACGTGCATTTGTTACCGGCTACATTAATGTAGGAGAAAATGTGCATATAGGGTTTGATTCTGTGGTGTCAAAAGCTAAAACTGTGGGAAACAATAGTGTTATTCATCCCCGAATAACTGTACTCAGAGATGTTGAAGAAAATGAAATAGTTAGTCTTGTTGGTAGTAATACTAGAAGAATTTACGGAGAAATAATCAGAGAATGAAATCTAAAATAAATTTATTGTTTACATTTCAAATAATCACGCATTTAAGTTTGATTCCGATGATTATTTACGGATCGTGGTATCACTGGCCGATCGCATTTTTTGTTTATTTTTTAACAGGCAGTATTGGTATGAGCGGAACTTACCATAGATTACTTAGCCACAAAAGTTATAAAGCGCCAAATTGGTGGATGTATTTAGGAACTACATTAGCTACCTTAGGTGGCACAGGTAGTTCCATTGCTTGGTGCTCAGTTCATCGGGAGCACCATCGGTTTACTGATACAGACAAAGATCCACATTGCCCTCATCATCTGGGGTTTTTTAAAGTTCAATTTTTAAGTATGTTTCACGACGTGAATCTTAAATATGTACCAGACTTATTACGCAGTAATTTTCATTTAGCCATGCACAAATATTATTGGTTAATACATGCTATCTATGCTGCAATACTATGGAACATAGATCCTTTTGCACTGGTGTATGCATGGCTAGTGCCAGCCGTCATATTATGGCATGCCGGTAGTAGTATCAACACTTTTAGTCATTCGGTGGGATGGCAGGATCATCAGACAAAAGACACCAGTACTAATCATTGGTTTAACGGTATAATCATGTGGGGAGAAGGATGGCATAATAATCATCATGCATTTCCAGCAGATTATCGATTTGGTAAGAAGTGGTATGAAATTGACATCACAGCATATATCATTGAACGGATTAAAAAATGAAAACAAGAAAAGATTTACCCAGTTTTGGATACCTTCGAGACATTAAAGTAGATATAAATGCACTACTTAATCATTGTATTCAGCAAGAACTATTAGACCCCGACAAGTATAACTCCATTCAAGTAAAAAATAAAACAGGTTACGAAGATTTTATAAAAATGAATCATCATCACTGTCATGATTACATTATGTCTGCTGATGAAGATTGTGAGAACATGGAAAGTTATAAACAATTGGCACTAACAGACTTTGATGAAAGTAAACGCACAGGTAATGTTTTCGAATCTACTCCCACAACAGTACTTCATCGTAGTAAAAGAATTGATCCATCAAGAGCCAGTTATGTGCCGGAAGCAGATGAACATAATTATGGTGTTCGAAATTCGTTGGTAACTGGGGAAATTGAAAAACTCTTAGACATGTTTACCAGTTCAGTAAAACGAGTAAGATTCGCATACATGAAAGAACATCACAAATTCGGTCCTCATAGAGACTACGATCCTAGTTACATTACTCGGTATCATATTCCGTTAATAACAAATCCTGGGGTAATTTTCTTTGCCAAAGATAATCACGGAATAGAGCGTGGACTTCATTTGCCTGCGGATGGCAGAATTTATTTTTTAAACGCAGGACATATTCATTGGGTACATAATAACAGTGATCAAGGAAGAGTGCATCTGATAATTGATGTTCACGGACAGAAAGAGTTAGAAAATTTAGAAGAGCTAAATTTTTAATGTAAATATTTGTATATAGGTTCTATAATCATGAGCATCAAACAAGAAATTTTAAGATACAGTCGACAAGAAACAATGTCGCCGCTGAGTAGTTGGTTCGACTTTAAACTACAAGAACTAATCGACAGTGATGTGTATATAGATGTTAACACACTAGAAGTAACTGGAAAAAAATTAGTCAGCGGATTAATATCATACGCTAAAAAATATAATATACATTCAGTTGCATTGGGCATGAGTGGCGGAGTTGATAGTGCGTTAACAGCCGCTCTGTTTAAAACTGCGGGTTGGCGTGTTGTGGGGCTAACTATGCCTATACACCAAAAAAGCGAAGAAACAGAAAGAGGCATCGAAGCCTGTAAAGTATTGGGTATTGCACATAAACATATAGATTTAACTAAAAACTATGATGATTTATTAAAAAGTGTAAAAGTACATGATCCAGAAATAATGGCATCAGATCAAATCCTTCGACGAGGAAATCTTCGAGTTCGTCTGCGAATGATGACAGTATATAACGAAGCAAGTGCTATCAAAGGTTTAGTAGGCAGTACTGACAATTTCAGTGAACTAGCTGCGGGGTTTTGGACTTTACATGGGGATGTAGGCGACTTAGCTCCAATTCAAAGTTTGAATAAAAGCTGGGAGGTTCCCAAATTGGCTGAACTATATGGGGTACCTGAATCTACGGTTTTCGCTACACCCACTGATGGTCTTGGTATTAGCAGCGGAGATGAAGATCAATTTGGTTTTAGTTATTTAGAATTTGATATAGTGTTAATGTTATTGTGTAATTCCGGTACTATACTGGATAATAGAAATTCTATAATTCAATATCTTGATGTTCCCCCCGCTGACTTAGAAAAAGTAAATCGTATATTGGATAGAATTAAAGGCAGTGCATTTAAAAGGCAGAATCCTTATAACTTAGATCACCCGCATCAAAATTTCAGATACAGTGGATTAAAATCAATTGACAGTTCTTTGTGGAACGTTTAAAATAATAAGGCTATTTTATACTACTATTATAAATATGGTTATAACTGGCCTTCAAAATGATTTACACCATAAAAGATTTATCTGATCCTCTAGCGTCTTATCTTAAAGACGACCCTGTCAGACCACATATACCACATGAGCAGCGATTCGGCGCAAACCGTCAAGTATTGGCATTGACTGAAGACAACACAGTTCATGCAGTTGTTTGTGCCAGACTGTGCAGTATAATTCCCAAAGATGAACAAGAGTTATTAGCTGATAATTCTGACATGCCAGATACCGCAGTATTTTATACAATATGGAGTTATCATCCAGGTGCAGGGCAAAAATTAATAAGGGAAGGTCTTAAAGAATTACAAAAGACCATGCCCAATGTTAAAAGATTTGTAACACTAAGTCCCACCACAGACATGGCCCGAAAGTTTCATTTGAAAAATGGCGCCAACGTATTCAGAGTTAACCATGAAAGTGTTAACTACGAATATATACAACTATAAACTTTAATTTCAATCAATGACAAATGTAAAAAACTATGTGGTGTGTGCTCACCGCAAAATCAAAAGTACTAAGTGGGTTTGGAAAGATACCAAAGACGAAGGCGATATTTATGAAACTTACAAACAGATGTGTTTGCATAGCTTGAGCAGTGCCCGACATTTTTTAGAAGGCGAATGGGAATACATTTTATTCGACGAAGAAATTGAAAGCATCAATGATGCTATGCCTTTAAACAACGACAGAGTATATGACTTATGGCATCGAGAGCCCTGTAATATTCTTTGGGTGGGACCTGATGTACAATTTGTGAAACCCACTAAATTGTTTGGTGAATTCAATGAATTTAGATTATTTAATTGGACTGATCCAAAGAGTTGGAACGAGCCTAATCAATATAATCAAAGCTTTGATAATTTGTTTAACAATGATTTGCAGTATTATCCGCACACAATGGATAAAGCTCTATGGACAGTGGAACGTGAAATGCGATCTGCATGGGATAACAGCGATGGCATGAGTAGCTATAATAATCAACAAATTATTCATAATACTATGTTCTGGAGCCAATCATTACCATGGGAACAAGCACATAGACCTGACTTATTTTATCAAGCACAATGGTTACCATGGCAACCCATCGAAGTGCAAGACGAATGGAATCGCTGTAAATATGTAGATGCACATGTCATACACTGGCATAGTAGTCGACACAGTCCTACTAAACTAGAATGTATGCGACAAGTAAATGAAGCTTTGAATGTTCCTTTGTTAACAGAATTTAAATGAAAATAGCTGTTCTAGGTGCAAAAGGCTACCTTGGTAGTTATTTGCACAAATATTTTTCGCACGAGCATTCAGTGATCCCAATCACAAGGGAAACTTTAAATTTAAGCAACTATGCTGAAGTGGATCAATGGTTGACTCAGGTTAAACCTGATATAATAATCAATGCAATTACCAGTGGCGGCGGCACAAAGATAAACGACATTAATTACACTGATGTACAAACCGACTTAGGCATCTTTTTCAATTTTTATAATAATTTGAAATGTCCTAGATATATTAACATCGGTAGTGGTGCCGAATTTGATAGAAGAAAAGTTATACACAATGTCAAAGAAGAAAACATTTTAAATAACACTCCACTGGAAAGTTATGGATTTGCTAAAAATATTATATCACGTGCAGTGCTTAATAGAGAAAATTTTTATACACTGAGACTGTTTGGATGCTTTGATAGCAGCGAGCCCGACATTAGACTGTTTAAAAGATTTTTAGCAGGAAAAATTAGTAGCATTGAAAATAAATTCTTCGACTACATTAGTCTCAGTGACTTTGCAAAAATTGTACAGTATTATTGCGAAGAAGAAACTCTTGTGCATCAAGATATTAATTGTGTTTATTTAGAAAAACATTTACTCAGCAATCATTTAACAATGTTGTCACAATATCATAATACAAATATTTCATATAACATTGCTGATAAAACTTGGGGATATTACACAGGGAACGGAGAAAAACTAGCTCAATTGGAATTAGAACTTCAAGGGCTAGAAGAAGGATTAAAAAAATATGTCTAAAAAAATTGTTTATGTTACAGGGTGTTTGGGATTTATTGGCAGTCATGTCACTGAAACTTGTTTAAAACAAGGATGGTATGTTATTGGTGTGGACAAATGTACCTATGCTAGTAACCCTGCATGGATCGATAGTTGGTCAATGAGATACAGTGATCAGTTTCATTTTATAAAAAGCGATATCAATGATTTAACAAGACTCTATGATTGCGACTATATTATCAACACTGCGGCTGAAACTCATGTTGACAACAGCATAGAAGACAGCGATTTATTTGTTCACAGCAATATCAACGGAGTGCATAATTTGCTCAAGTTGATAAACAAAAAGAAAAATAAAAAACCTATATTTCTACATTTCAGTACAGACGAAGTATACGGAGATATAGCAGTGGGCAGTCACACAGAAACAGACTTGTTAAAACCTAGTAATCCATATAGTGCAACTAAAGCAGCCGCTGACCATCTTGTCACAAGTTGGGGCAGAACATATAATCTACCCTACGTTATAATTCGTCCAACTAATAATTATGGAATAGGGCAATATGTCGAAAAGCTTATTCCTAAAACGGTAAAATATTTAAGTGTGGGCCGCAGAGTGGATCTGCACAATAACGGCACTCCAGTGCGTACTTGGTTATATGCAGGTGACACAGCCCGGGCTGTGATTAAAATTATCGAATCTGATGCCGTAAATGAAATTTATAATATAAGCGGAAACTACGAAACTGAAAATATCAATGTAGTTAAGAAAATAATCAATTTGATGGAACTCACTGATCCCTTAGAAGATTATATCGAACATATGATACGAGTCGGACAGGATGTTCGATACAGTATCAATGACAGTAAATTGCGTGAATTGGGATGGAAACCTGAAGCAATATTTGACAACGAACTAGTAAAGATAGTAGAATACTACAAAGAAAATTTTATTTGGTGATACATGGAACAAATTCTTCAACAGGTACGTGAATATATTCGAGAAAAACAAGCAAACAAAACATGGCAGGCGGGCCGAGACTTTGTTAATTATGCAGGTGCATATTACAACGAAGATGAATTTGTAGCCGGAGTAGGATCTCTGCTCAACGGATGGCTGGCCATGGGAGACCAAGGACTGCAATTCGAAAGGCAATTTCCTAAACAATTTGGTAAAACAAAAGGCATTGTAACTAACAGCGGCAGTTCAAGTAATCTGCTGATGATGTCAGCACTGACCAGTAAGCGTGGTTATAACTTACCTAAGGGCACTAAAGTTTTAATGCCCATTGCTGGCTTTCCTACTACGTTAAATCCTACACTGCAAGTGGGTTTCGTTCCAGTGTTTGTAGACATTGAACTAGAAACACTAAACTTAGACACCACACAATTAGAAAAAATTCTAATGGACAATCCAGACATTCGAGTAATCACTTTTGCTCATGTATTGGGTAATCCTCCTAACATGGATGAAGTCATGCGTGTGGTAAACAAATACAATCTAATTCTACTAGAAGATTGTTGCGATGCCTTGGGCAGTATCTATGACGGCAAACCGTTGGGATCGTTTGGATTAATGGCAAGTTGTAGTTTTTATCCAGCACACCATATGACCATGGGCGAAGGCGGATATGTGGCCACAGATGATGCCACCACAGATGTAATTCTTCGTAGCTTCCGTGAATGGGGTCGTGGATGCTATTGTGTGGGTCCCGAAGCTAATAAGCTAAAATGTGGAACGTGTGGCAAACGTTTTAATAACTGGATCCCTACTCTGCCAGATGAAATATTTGATCACAAATATGTATACGATGAAATTGGATATAATCTCAAGCCCATCGAACTACAGTGTGCCATGGGATTAGAGCAACTTAAAAAATTGCCTGAGATTCATGCACTACGTAGACGAAACCATGCTCTTTTATTCAGCATCTATGAAAAGTACGAAGAATACTTTCACTTACCCCGAGCACAAGATAAAAGCGATCCTAGCTGGTTTGCATTTCCATTGACTGT